CCAAAAGACCTTTTTCTTTCAAAATCTTTCCAACTTTGATATAGGTTTTTGGATAGTGGGCGGCAATACCTCTAAGTTCATGACGAAATTCATGATGATGCCAATAAATTTTTTCCATTTGGTTTAGTTTGTTTGATAACAATTTAATTATAATAAAATTAAAATGTAATGTCAACCCTATAATTCATGTTATACATTAAAAGTATGACTTCAATAAACGATTTACAAAACGATCCTAAAAATGCTCGTAAGCGTACAGACCGATCTGCAAAACTAATAAAACAAAGTCTTGAACAATATGGGGCAGCAAGATCAATAGTAATAGATGAAAATAACCGCATACTTGCAGGGAATGGAACAATCGCAGGGGCAAAAGCCGCAGGGATTAAAAACTTAAAAATAATAGAAGCTGATGGTGATGAAATAATTGCAGTAAAAAGATCAAACCTTACAGAAGATCAAAAAGTAGGTTTAGCAATAGCAGATAATAGAACTGGTGACTTGTCAGAATGGGATGTAGATATGCTTGAACAACTATCAAAAGAGCATGATTTAAACGAGTTTTTTGATAAAAAAGAGCTTGATGACATACTTTCTAAAAAAGAAGTATTACCAACTGAAGGTTTAACAGACCCAGACGAAGTTCCTGAAACCCCAGAAGAACCAATAACAAAAGAAGGTGATTTATATATTCTTGGTAATCACAGGCTTTTATGTGGTGACTCAACAAACATTCTTCACGTTGAAAAATTAATGGATGGCAGTAAAGCTGATATGGTCTTTACTGATCCTCCTTACAATATTAATTTTTCTGGAACCATGAGCAACACTTCTAGAAATGGTAAACTTATTCCTCATCAAGGAATGAACTCAAAATATAATTCTATTCATAATGACAAAAAATCTTCTACAGAATTTAAAGAGTTTATTTCTGAAATATTAAATATTATTAGTCTTAAATGTAAAGGAGCTTATTACATTACTTTTAACAGTGCAAATCTTCACGAGTTACTTAATCCCATTGCTCTTTCAATAGGTTATAAATCTATTATCATTTGGATGAAAAACCAATCACCTATGGGCGGTGGGGCATATCGTAGAAGATATGAACCAATTGTTTACGGAAATTTTTCAAAGAATTTCTATGGTGTTCCGTATTCTGAAGATGATATATGGCAATTTGATAGAACTAATAAAAATGATTTACATCCAACAATGAAGCCTGTAGATTTAATCATCAACGCATTAAAGCATGGTTGTATTAATAATGAAATTGTACTTGACCTTTTTGGAGGTTCTGGTTCAACTCTCATCGCTGCTGAACGTCTTAAAAGACAAGCATTTTTAATGGAGTTAGACCCAAAATATTGTGATGTAATAGTTAAAAGATGGGAGGATTTTACAGGCAACACCGCAAAACGTGTATCATCTAGTTAATGGGTAAAAAAGGAACTCAAGCTGAAACAATAGTAAGGTCACAAAAGTTTGCTCGTATTATTGCAAATGGTGGCCGTAGATCAGATTGTGTTCGTTATGCTTCGGAAAACTGGGGGGTGGGAGAAAGAAGCGTAGATAAGTATTTAGAGATAGCTAGAGCCGAGTTAAAGAAGGATTGGGATATGGAGCGACCCCAAATGGTAGCTGATCTTTTGGCGCAATGTAGCACCTTACAGATGGAAGCTAGAAGGTCTGGTCAATATCATATTGCTCTTGGTGCAATTAACACCGCAGCAAAATTAGCACATCTTTGTTCGTGAGTTTTTTAACAGACGTCAATCAAGGTTTTGTTTTATATCCACAGAATTTTACAGATTCTATAAATACAAATTTGACTTTAAATAAAATAAAATCTGATTTACATTTAGGTCAATTAAATTTTGTAAATGATACGGAGACTGAAATACTAGGATTATGCGCGGGCTATGGTTCAGGAAAAACGCGATCTTTATTGGCAAAGTGTTTTTCTCTTTCTGTTTTAAATCAAGGTTTTACGGGCATTGTATTAGAACCTACACAACCGCTTGTTCGTGATCTTTTTGTAACAGAATTTGAGGAATTTTTGTTGAATTACGAGATTCCTTACACATTTAGAAGTTCGCCGTTGCCTGATTTTGTTTTGCATTTACCAAAAGGAGACACGCGCATTATGTGTCGTTCTTTTGAATCTTGGCAAAGAATAATCGGTATTAACGCCGCTTTTATATTGGCAGATGAAATTGATACAGTTGCAAAACCAATTTGTGATCGCGCCTTCCCAAAAATCCTTGGACGTCTTCGCGCAGGGAATGTTCGCCAGTTCGCGGCGGCGTCCACACCTGAAGGATACAAATGGTTTTGGCAAACTTTCGCAAGTGATGAAGTACAAGAAAAAAATGACAGAAAGTTAATAAGAATGAAAACAACAGACAATCCACATTTGCCCGCAGATTTTATTGATAGAATGAGACAGAACTACGACCCCAATCTACTCAAGGCGTACCTTGAAGGGCAGTTCATATCTTTAACAACTGGCGCTGTCTTTGACCGCTTCGACAGAGAAAAACATATAACGACAGACATTCCAAACTATTCAGACGAAATTATTCGCTTGGGAATCGACTTTAATATTGGCAAGATGTCTTGCGTTTGCGCCGTGATTAGAGATAACAAACTTTATATTTTTGACGAGATACGCGCACATGACACCGACCAACTGGCAAAAGAAATTAAATCAAGGTTTGTTCACAACAGACTTTACGGCTATCCTGATTCGTCAGGCGGAGCAAGATCAACAAACGCTACGAAGACCGACATCCAAATTCTCGAAAGTTATGGAATATCCAATCAATCGGGGGCGTCTAATCCATCCATTAAAGATAGCGTTAATAATGTTCAGCGCCTTTTATGCAATGGTAAAGAAGAAGTTAGTCTTTTTGTTCATCCACGCTGTAAAAATGTCATTGAATCGCTTGAACTTCAGAGCTACACGGAAGCGGGCGAACCAGAAAAAACAGGATTAGATCACTTTTCAGATTGTGTTCGATACCTTTGTTGGCGTTGCTTCAATCCCTTACATTTGGGGGCAGGGCGCAGAACAGGGATTAGAATATATTAAAAAGTGTATTACTATTAAATTAAGCTAGGGATTAAACCGTGTATTCTTCTTTTAACCACTACGACAGGGAACGATCAAGCAAAGCTGTTGAGGTACAAGACCCTAGCAATGCTTATAAAAATATGGAGCCGAATTGGATATTGATTGAAGATTTGATTAGTGGAACCTATGGCATAAGAAAAAGACATAGAAAATACCTCCCCCAGATGCCGCGTGAGCAAGATGAAAGCTACGACAACAGGCTCGCGACTTCAGTTCTTGCGCCTTTATACGTCAGAATCGAAAGATTGCTTGCGGGTATGCTTACGCGCAAACCTGTTCGATTAAATGAGGTATCAGAACGAGTTACGGAAGATTTATTTGATGTTGACCTTCAAGGCAACGATCTCACAAGTTGGACATATGAGACAGCAAAAATAATGCTTCGCTATGGTCATGTTGGGGTTCTTGTGGATGCGCCAACAGAAGGAACTGGTCGACCTTATTGGATTACATATAGCCCGCGTGAAATCCTCGGATGGCGGACAGAACTTGTAGATGGTAAACAAAAGCTTACACAATTGAGACTTTTAGAACGAGTTACTGAAGATGATGGTGAATATGGGCAAAAAGAAGTTGAACAGGTGCGATTGCTAACAGCAGGAGGATTTGAGGTTCACAGAAAAACTAGGCAGGGAAAATATGTAAAAGTAGATGAAGGAACGACATCTTTGGACTACATTCCATTTGCTATTGCATATTCAAACAAAGTTTCGTTTTTAGAATCACGTCCGGCGATGCAAGATATTGCAGAATTAAATTTATTGCATTATCAAAAAAGTTCGGACTTTGATAATCAGCTTAGAATTTCTTCTGTTCCAATGCTTTGTCTTTTTGGATTTCCGCAGGCATCAGAGGAAGTAAGTGCGGGGCCATCTGAAGCGATGGCATTTCCTGAAGGTGGCAGGGCTGAATTTGTAGAGATCAAAGGCACATCATTCCAATACCAACGCGACAGAATAAAAAATATCGAAGATCAAATAAATACTTTGGCACTTGCCGCAATCCTTGGACAAAAACTTGTTGCAGAAACAGCCGCTTCGCAAGAGATTCAAAGAAGCCAAGGCGATTCGACTTTGATGATTGTGGCGCAACAGTTACAGGATATGATCGACAACTGTTTAGTATTTCATGCAAATTATTTAAATATTGCAGAAATCGGTAACGCTTTTGTCAATCGTGATTTCTTGGGTCAAAGGTTAGCACCGCAAGAGATTCAGGCGATGCAAGGTTTATGGTCTTCTGGCGCTATATCTCAAGAAACACTATTAAAACAATTAGCAGAAGGCGAAATCCTCGGCGATGATTTTGACGTTGAAGAAGAAATCGAATCAACACAAAAAGGAGACATGATCGAAACAGATGAACCAACACCTGAAGCTGAAGAAGATGAACCAGTTGAAGACCTAGACGATGACGATTAATGACACAAACGCCGATTCGGGTTCCGTCTGATGTCTCCAAACTTGGGGCATCTATTCCATATCCTGATTTAATTCCCGAAGAATATTTTCGTAATAGTTTAGATTTAAATAGATTTTCAAATAAGATTTCGCGTGAAATCGTTGAATCTTACAATCGAATCATATTGCGGGCGGTTGATAAATTAGAAGCAATAGAACGTCTTCCAAAGGCCAATCAGCCTAAATATACAGCGGCACGTTTGCGGGCTTTGTTATTACAGACAAAAGCAAGCCTTAGAAAATGGGATGTGAAGTCAACACGGGATATGGAACTTGTTTCCGATGCTGTTGCAAAGTTGCAAGGAGAATTTGCAACTGTTCAAATGGAAAAGGCATTGCCCGCAGGCATCAGGTCATCAATCAGAACTGTTGAAGTTACGCCTGCATTTGCAAAAGCTGTTGTAACTACTAGCGCATCTGAATTTAATTTAAATGTTTTATCTGATTCATTAAGTACTATCGCGGCGGGTTCTGGCGCAAAGTTTTCTTTGACAGCAAAAGAAGGTGCATTGATAAGGTTGCCCAATGGTCAATCAATAAAAAAATCTTTTCGTGGAATTACAGATCAAAGTGCAGAAAGACTTGGAAGATCAATTCGCGATGGATTACTGGCAGGCGATACAACTGCACAAATGCGTAGACGTTTAATTGGCAAGTTAGGATTCAATACTTTAGCAAAGACAGCAAAACAGCAACAGTTGGCAATGCGTGGCGCGTCAATGATGCTTGCAAACCCGCAGATTCAAACAATCGTCAGAACATCAATAAATCAAGTTAGCAATGTCGCGGCGCAACAAGTTTATAAGGCAAACCCAGATGCAACAAAAAAATATCGTTATCTTGCAACTTTGGACAGTCGAACCAGTTCTCGTTGTAGATCACTAGATCAACAGGTTTTTGAATATGGAAAAGGGCCGGAGCCGCCACAGCATTTCAATTGCAGGTCAAGAACAGTTGCCGAAATAGATTATGAGAATTTGAGCCGTGTTTTTGGTCGAAAGATCGAAGCGCCCAGACGTAGAGGTTTCAGGCCATCAGAAAGCGGCCTAGTACCCGCAGGGCAATCATACGGAACTTGGCTTTCAGGTCAATCACAAACAATAAAGGCAAAAGCGCTTGGAGCAAAAAAAGTTCGATTTTTTGATAAATTGTCGAAAAAATATGGCGGCGATCAGGCGATCAGAAAATTTGTTGCTGTTGATGGTTCAGAAAAAACTTTGGCGCAGTTGCAGGCCGCGTATGGTAGAAATGCAGAAAAAATAAAAATTGTTCCTGATGTTGTCAGGGAAAGAAAAGGCGCGGAACTTTCTTGGCAAAGATATTCAGATGGTTCGCTTGCAGAAAACGCGGAGCCGTCAAACCTTACAAGATGGACGCCAGAACGTCAGGAATTACATCGACAAATTATTGAAGATGTTATTGCGGAGAATAACCCCAAGGCGCAAAAGAATCCGATCTTTTTTATGACAGGCGGCGGGTCGGCTTCTGGTAAATCAATCATGTTGAAAAAATCGCCTTTACCAAAAGGAACTGTTGTAATTGATGCTGATGAAATTAAAAAGCGCTTGCCTGAATTTAACGCGATGAAAGCCAAGGGCGGGAAGATCGCAGAAAATGCCGCGAACTATGTACATGAGGAATCAAGTTGGATTTCAAAATTGATTCAAAGAGAATCAGCGCAAAGAAGGTATCACACAATGTTGGATGGAACAGGCGATGGAAGCGTTGCCAGTTTGACCAAAAAAATTAAAACGATGACAGATCGCGGCATGACAGTTCGCGCCAAATACGCAACAGCCGAAATTGCAACAGCACTTGAAAGAAACTATCAAAGATATATAAAAACAGGCCGAAGGGTGCTTCCAGAATATGTTCGCAATGTTCACAGAAAAGTATCTGAAATTGTTCCTGAAGCGATCAAGAACGGCATCTTTGATGACTTTGAACTTTACGATATGAACAAGGCAGGCGAAGCAATACTGGTTGCGACTTTCACAAAGAAAGATGGATTAAAGATATTAGACAATAATCTTTATGGAAATTTCTTGGCAAAAGCGTTTCAGCCTGACAGCCTGTTTGAAAAATGGATGGATAAGTAAATGCCCCCGAAGGCAAGAAAGGGGGTTGACAAATTTATTTAATTCTATTATAATTAATTTGTACGAAACAAATCAAACCAATGAACAATCCTTACACTCTCTACGAACAAGAAGCAATGACCGCTCTTTACAAAGCAATCAACTTTTGTGAAGAAAACGGTCTCCCAACTGGCGATCTTGAAAAGGCTTTAGCTGTTGCAGAAAGAAGGGAGGTTGCATGATGTTCAGACCTTACACAGTTCCCGCCGATCACAAAGACTTTCAGGTTGGCGATCAGGCGCACATCTGTTTATACACAGACATTGAGCCTTACACGGTTATCGAAAGAAAAGGTAAGCGTATCAAGTTACAGGAAGCAAAAGCAACTCTTGACCCTACTTGGAAACCAGATATTGCAATTGGCGGATTCGTTGGTCATTGCAAAAACAACAGGGAGCAAAGATGGATTATTACAGAAAATCCTGACGGTGGAATCACAGAAGGTTATCTTGGCAACGACAACGAATGGTATGAAAAGGGAAGCAACAGGCGACAAATCATCAGCCAAGGATGGGTCAAGTTCCACGATTATAATTTCTAGGGGGTTGACACCCTCTATTAATTATATTATAATTAAATTGTTCTAAACCAATCAAACAAATGACAACAGCAACAAAACAAACAGTTGAAACTCTTGCTCAAGAGTATTGCGAAAAAATCACAGAAGCCAACGAAGCATGGTTGAAAAATTTACGTCTTAATGAAGATGGCACATTTGACCCTTGGCATTTAGATGAAGACGGCAACTACAAAACAGACGATAATCCACAATACTTTACTTACATGATCGGCAGAAAGTATTTCAAGGTTGTTGCGATGGAATGGGTAGATGATGCTAAGTATGGCAGAATCAACGCCGCCCCCGCAGGCTATCAGCCAAAACACGTTCATGCTTTTGTTGATAAAACAACAGGCGATGTATTTCTTCCCGCGGGTTGGAACGCCCCTGCTAAAGGTGCAAGGTTCAATCTTTTTGAAAACAAAGAAGCATTGTTTGAAGGAGTTATGCGCAGGCCACACGGCGGTTATTTATACCGCTAAACAAACAGCCCCCGAAAGGGGCTTTTTTTATGGGAACTCAGGAGTAAAGTCGATGACAGTATTCTTGATTCCTTTTTCTTTTGCAATCTTTCTTGTTCTTTTTACAGAAGCAACAATCTCTTGTCTAAATTTCTTTTCTTCGCCTGTTTCGTTTTCTTTTACTATTTTCCCACCAACAACTTCATTCATTATTGTTTGCATCTTTTTAGCTGTTAACAATGCTTTTTACCTCATTCAAGGTTATTCTAGTATATATACAATCTTTTTTAAAGCTATGCCCTATCACACAGGAACAAAAAAAAAGAAAAAAAAGAAAGGAGGTAAAAAATAATGGCTAAAGGATTTTTTGAAAAACTTAACGACATGAAAGGCGCAAAGCCAAAGCCTAAGAAGTCAAAACCTAAATCAGACAAAGATTAATGGCTCGCAGACGCAGATAAATCAAAAAGAAAAAGTTTTAAAGCAAGACACGCAAAAAATATTGCTAAAGGTAAAACTAGCGCGGCTTATTGGGCTGACAAAGTAAAATGGTGAGCTAGTATGGAGAAAATTTAACCCTGCGGGTTTATGTCAGACGAACAACTTCAGGAGTCCGCGACTTCTGAATCACAAACAAACGCGAGAGAACAAGAACTTCTAAACAGGATCGAAGCGCTTGATCGAAAGAATAAAGAAATATTAGAAGAAAAAAGAAAATTTAGTAAAGTTGAAAAAACTATTCAATCTTTACCTGAAGGCGTTGACGTTCAGGCTTTGATTGATTTTAAGAATAAAGCGGAGCAACAAAAACTTGAAGAACAAGGAAACTACAAAGAAGCAATCCAAAAAAGCGAAGAACAGTTTCGAGAGCGAAGCGCCACCAAAGACAAAGAAATCGAAGAACTTAGAGCCAAAGTACGAGAGTTGGAACTTATTTCCCCCGCCATACAAGCCTTGGCGGAAGTAACACACAACCCAAAACTTGTACATGATAACTTTTTAAAAGGTCGTATTGAACTGAAGGATGGAAAGCCTGTCGTTATTGATGGTTATGAGCGTCACAATGTTACAGAATGGGCAAAAACTTCTTTATCAAAAGAACACGCTTATTTGTTAAAAAATCAGCCTGCGACAGGTTCAGGAGCGCCCGTTACTAGAACTGGCGGAACTCAAGTAAACACAGGCGAATTTGACGCTGAATTGATGCGTAGATTGGCAAACGGTGAACATACCGTTGAACATGAAATATTTAAAAAATACGGCAGGGAAGGTTGGCAACGTGCAAAAGAGCTTGCAAAGAATTACAAATAACAGAATTAAGGTTAATATATAAATAACAATTCAAAGCTGCGCTGAGAATGTTAGGGCTGCGCCCATACTGCTAAACAATTTTTATAGGAGTTATCTATGGCGGTTTTACGCTCAGATATTATAATTCCTGAAATTTTTACGCCATACGTTATCGAACAGACAACACTTCGCGATGCTTTCTTGGCTAGCGGTGTGGTTCAACCCTTGGCGGAGCTTAATGCGACAGAAGGTGGGGATTTCGTTAAGATCCCATTTTATTCTGCAAATCTTTCAGGCGATTTTGAAGTTCTTTCCGATTCTTCATCATTAACACCAAGCAAAATTTCTACCGATCAACAGATTGGGGTTGTGCTTCATCGCGGTAAAGCATATGAAGCGCGTGACTTAGCTGCTTTAGCCGCGGGTTCTGATCCTATGGCTGCGATTGGGCAGAAAATTGGTGCTTATATAGCGAACCAAAGACAGAAGGATTTATTCTCTTGTCTTTCAGGTGTGTTTGGTTCAATCAATGCAAACGATAGCAATTCAGCTTTCTTTGGATTAACAGTTGACTCCGAATCAGGCGATAGCCCAACAGCGCTTTCACCTCGTCATATTGCTAGAGCAAGATCAATCCTTGGAGATCAAGGCGATAAGTTAACAGCTATCGCAATGCACAGCAAAGTTTATTATGACTTGATAGAAAGAAACGCTATTGATCGTATTTACGATAACAATGGTAATGCTGATGCAAGTGCTACTTCTGGTACAACTGCAAATGCTTTCGGTAGTCCTTCAGTTCCTACATTTATGGGGCTAAGAGTTATCGTTTCTGATGATGTACCAACAACAGGTTCAGGCGCTTCTACTGAATATTCAACATATGCCTTCACAGCGGGTTCTGTTGCTTCAGGTGAGCAAGCTGGACTGACTACAGAAACAGACCGCGACATTCTCGCAAAGTCTGATGCTATGTCAATTGACTTACATTACACATATCATCCTGTTGGTTCTAAGTGGGCTGTAACAACTACAAACCCAACAAGAGCGCAACTTGAAACAGTGGGCAACTGGTCGAAGGTCTACGAAACAAAGAACATTGGTATCGTAAGGATCACCAACGTATCTAATCAAGACTAGAGGTAATTTATTATGCCATCACAATTTGAAGCGGTTGCGGGTTCTGCACTTGGTTATTCTGACGATGACACAGGTTCAGTTACGCAAGCTACAAACAAGGGAACAGGAGTTACCCTTAATAAGCCATCAGGTGTAATTACAATGAACGATGCGGCGCTTGGCGCTGCGGCAGAAGTTTCTTTTGCTGTTACAAACTCAACTTGTACTGCAAGCGACAACATCATTGTTAATCACGCAAGCGGCGGTACAGCGGGTTCATACCTAGCTCAAGCAAATACAATCGCTGCGGGTTCTTTTGCAATCACAGTAACAAATGTTTCTGGCGGTTCATTAAGTGAAGCCATTGTTCTTAATTACAAAATAATTAAGGGTTAAATGGGATTGTTTGCTTTTAAGCGAATAAAGGAAAAAGAAGCTGCCGTTGCGGTGGCTTCTATTCCTACTAAGACAAAAAAACGTAAATCTAAATCTAAGGTCGAAAATGGCGGTCACAATAGTCGCAACAGCAGGGAGCGCAACAGCAAATAGTTATTTGACGTTGACAGACGCAAACGCAATCATTGAAGGTCTTATTGAAGACGATGATGTAACAGCGTGGTCTTCTGCAACTGATGACGCCAAAAACCGTGCATTATTTACCGCAACCATCAGAATTGATCGAGAACGCTTTTTAGGGGCGCGGGCTACAGATACGCAGGCTTTGCAATGGCCGCGAACAGGAGTCAGAAAACCAGACACTTATGTAAATACTTATGCTGTTGGATTTCCTTTTCGTATAACAACAGACTATTTTACAGATACAGAAATTCCAGATCAAGTGAAAAAAGCACAGGCAATATTAGCTGTTTATTTGAATAATAATAAAGATGGATTAGGATTAAGTGGACTAGAAGATTTTTTAAATGTTCAAGTTGGGTCTATAAATGTAACCCCTAATTTTTATGGGTCAACTGGCGCTGATCGCGTTCCGCCATTATTTGAACGCTATTTTACAGGCTTACGAATCAGTGGGCCTAATAACATTGCAATTAAAAGGAGCTAATTTTTTATGTACAACGCAGACCCAGATTACACACTTGGCGGAGAGTTAATTACAGACACAGCCGCACATACAGGAAGATTTAAAAGTATTTTTTTCAAAGAAGATACACAGATCAACACGGCTTTGCATAATTATTCAGGAAATTCAATTGATTCTGAAACTTTTCTTGCGGGTCAAACTATTTATGGAGTTTTCACAAGTATCACTTTAACAAGTGGCGCTTGCATCGCTTATAGAATCTAATGGGTTTATCTTCAGCTTTAAAAAAAGTTTTAACAAATAAAAAGCTTTCTGCTGATATTACTTTTAGATCAGTGGTTGCAGGCTCATACAATAAGACTACGGGAGTTGTTGGCGAAACAATCACAGACACATCTATAAGGGGTGTTATTGAAGAAATAAATGCGCGTGAAGTAAATCAACTAATTAAGGCATCTGATAAAAAAATACAGATCGCAGCAGCAAGTTTATCTTCTACACCAACAACAAAAGACAAAATTAAAGAAGGTTCAGTAACTTATTCAATAATAAGGGTGGAAACTAATCAATTTGCAAATGAAAAATTAAACTTCATTTGTTATTTAAGAAAATGAGAAAAATAAGAATTGATGAAATTGGAGATTATTCAGAAGAACAAATTAACACTTTGTTGTCGGTTGCTGTTTTGACGGGAGATCGTATTGTTAAAGAAGGCTCGCCTGTTGACTCAGGAAGGCTTGCTGTTTCTTGGCAGATAGGAGAAAACGCAGAAAGCGGCGCACCAGCTTCAGAAGGTAAATACGGCGAGGCTGGTAAAGGTACAGTAATAAGACCTCCGAAACCTTTAAATTATCAATTAGGAAAAGAAAACTTTAGAAAAAAATATCATATACATAATAATGTCCCATACGCTGAACCTGTTATGTTTGGAACAAGTTTACCTCCATCTTGGGGTGGTACATATAGAAGTTTGAAAGGACTTAAGGCAAAACATCTTGATCTGTTGGCAAAAGAACTTGCAAACGAAATTCAAGATTTGTACAAACAAATAAGGGGTAAATGATGGCCGCAGTAGACTTAAATACAGTACGATCAACAATTGAATCAAGAGTAATCACAGAGCTTTCTCTTGTCCCTCCTATCTCTGTCATATTTAATAATATGTTTTTTGATAGTGATACTGCTACAACTTTTGTGCAATGTCTCACAAGTTTTGGTGAAAATAATTATTTAACATTAGGAAGTGCCAGCGGTGTTAATAGAATAAGTGGTATTGTTGTTTTTAATATTTTTACACCTCAAGGGATTGGGGCTGGAGATAACTATAAAATAGGAAAAAGGTTGCGTGATTTATTTAATAGAATTACAGTTTCAAATGTAATCTTTGATAGCCCAATAGGGCCAGAGGTTATAAATAATCCTATCCCTGAAGGTCAATTTCAAACGCAATTACGCATGACCTTTGAAATTTTTGAGGAACTTTAATGGAAATTACAGAAAAAATGCTTGATGCAATTGAAGCTGTGAAAGGTCGCCGTGACCCTGCTTATTGGGATGGTCGTTGTAAGCGATATATGGAAACACAAGAAAAATTAAAAAAAGATGTGAAAAAACCTAAAAAAGGTTAATATAAAATAAATACTTCTTTTTGTTATGGCTATCAAGGGTGATGTCGGTAAAATTATGTTTGAAAATGCGGGCGGCACCGAAGCTGACGTTGGGCAAACAAGATCATGGTCTTTGTCTATAACAAAGGACACGATGGAAACAACAAAACAAGGCGATACTTTTAAAACAAATATCGGTGGTTTGATAGCGGGAGAAGGTTCAGCGGAACTTCTTTATAATCCATCAGAAACAGGTGCAGGCTATACAACATTTATTGATGATGTTTTAACTACAGGCGATAATGCTGATGCTTTATTTGAATTATTTCCTGATAAAGATACATCTGCAAAAAAAATTAGCTTTGCGGGGATTATCACAAACGCTGAATATGGCGCAACACTTGGCGAAGTTCAAATAATAAATATCAGTTTTATAACAAGCGGTACTATAACAAGCGAAATCTGATACATTGAGTTTATTAGTCAACTAATCAACCAATGCCAAACAAAAGAACTATTGACCTGTTAACTGAATCTTATAAAGATCAGATGACAGCCAGAAGAAAATATGAATTTAAAAATAAAAACGGAGAAAAAATTGTTGATCTATTTTTTAAACCTTTGACAAGGGATGATCGTGTTCGCGCACAATCGGCGGCAAATACAGATGATGCTTTGACAATATCAACTTATCTTCTCTGTAAAAATGCAGAATTAGAAGATGGGTCAAAAGCATTTGCACCCGCTGACGCGCCAAACCTACAAAGAGAACTTCCAGAAAATGTATTGAACGAAATCGAACTTTTTATGTTTGATATTCAATTAAATGTTGATACAGCAAAAAAATAATATCGCGAGATAATTGGATAAATTTTGAATTTTTTCTCGCAACAGAATTAGGTAAAACTATTCAAGAATTACGTTCTTTGATCACAGAAGAAGAACTTATATATTGGGCTGGCTATTATGAAGTTAAGAATGAAAGAGAAAAAAGAGAAATAAATCGTCAAAGAGCAAATAGAGGGTAATATATAAGAAAAGGTTTTGTTAATTTGTGGCACAGGCTAATGTAAAACTTACAGTTGATGCTTCACAAGCCACAAGAGCATTAAAAGGCGTACAGGCGCAATCAACGGGGTTACAGAATAATTTAGGCAAACTTAAGGCTGCATTTGCGGGTGTTGCTTTCACGGCTGTTGCAAGACAAGCTGTTAATACGGCTTCAAATTTTCAGGCTTTACAATTAAGAATGAAAGTTTTGACGTCAGAATTTGGTGAATTTGCAGGGGCGCAAGAATTAGTCGCAAAGGCGCAAGACAGGTTTAATTTATCAATAGTTGAAGCTACAAAAGGTGTAACAGATATTTTTGCGAGATTAAGGCCGCTTGGTATTTCCTTAAAAGATATTGAAACTACTTTTATCGGTTTTAACACGATTGCAAAATTAGCTGGATTAAATGCAACAGAAGCAAGTGCAGCGTTTACACAGCTTGCACAGGGTTTAGGTTCTGGGCGTCTACAAGGGGATGAATTTAGAAGTATCGCAGAACAGGTTCCGCAACTATTAAAAGCCATATCAGACGAAACTGGCATTGCTTCAGGTAAGTTAAAAGATTTTGCGTCAAAAGGATTGCTTAAATCTGACATCATTTTGAGAGCCTTGGCAAAATCAGCGGATGAAGGCGCAGACAAAATTGGCGCGATCATGGATGCTTCGCCTGCCGAAACATTCAAAGCATTTAATAATGCTGTTCTTGAACTTCAGTTAACACTTGGCGATAAATTATTACCCGTAGTTCTAAAAGCAACTAAAGGTTTGACAGAATTGGTTGAAGGAGTCGTCAGCTTTGTTGATAGCGAAGCGGGAACAGTTACATTTACATTTATTGGAATTGCGGCGGCTATAAAAGGAATCGCAGTTGTTGTTCCAATAGTAGGCGCACAAATAGCGGCATTAAAAGCGGGATTTATTGGAATAACTGTAGCGTCAAAAATTGGGCTTGGAAGTCTTGTCGCTTATAAAGCCACACTTGCGGCAACTTCAGCGGGATTTGCTACAGCTACCGCTGCGGCTACCGCATTTAAAATTGCTATTGCAAAAACTGGAATTGGTTTATTAGTGATTGGACTTGGGTTTGTCGCCGCCGCTTTGATGAAAGCAAATGCAGAACAAAAACAATTTAACGATCTTTTAGAATTTGGAAGCGCGGCAGAAATAACTAGAAATATTGAAGAAGCTGAAGCAAAAGTTAAAGAATTACAAAAAGCGCTTGAAGATGCTAGAAGAATGGGCGGTCATAAAGGTAGAACAACAAGAAAAGGTTTAGCGGGTGATATTCAAAAAGCAAAAGAGGAAGTTGACAAATTAAAACTTAGTTTAGAAGATGCAAAATTAAGAGATTTAAGCAAAGAATTTGAAATGATAAAGAAAAATTTGACGGATTCAAATGCTTCTTTGGAAAAAAATAATAAAATATCAAAAGAATTAACAGAAGAAGCAAAAATAAGAAAAGAGCATGAATTAGCGATTGCAGACCTTGAAAAAAAATTTGAAGGGAAAGAATTAGAAGAACTTAAAATTTTACAAGAACAAAATTTACAGCACAAACTTAAAGGTGAACAAATTAAAAAAAATGCAGAAGAAGCCAAAAAATTAAAAGATACATTTAAAGAAGTTGGTGACGCAATAGAATCGAATATTAAAAATAATTTAAAGGATGCTATTACAGGTGCGCAATCGTTTGGGGACGCAATGAGTAATGTTCTTAATTCAATAAGAGATAAAATAATAGATATTGCTTTAGAAAGTGCGTTAGGTGGTATTGGTGATAGTATCGGTGGATTTATTGGAAAAATATTTAAAAGGGAAAGAGGTGGGCCAGTTACGGCAGGCGGTACTTTTTTAGTAGGTGAAAAAGGCCCAGAAATTTTACAGATGGGAGCAAGGGGTGGCACAGTAATTCCAAATAGTAAAATAGGAGGTGAATCTGTTACTAATAACATTGTTGTAAATGTTGATGCCACTGGTACAGCCGTTCAAGGCGATGATGCTAATGCTAACCAGTTTGGAGAACAGCTTGCAGCTGCAATACAAGCTGAGATAATAAACCAAAAACGATCTGGAGGTTTATTAAGCTAATGTCTAACCCTTTCGATAATTTAAAGCCTGTTTATAATACTAGGATTGATGCAAAACCTAAAGTAAATATTTTGAGCTTTGGTGATGGGTTTGAACAACGGTTAACGGAGGGGCTTAATCAAAATCCTTTATCTGTTAATTTAGTTTTTGAACTTTCGCAAACTGATGCAACATCAGCAATAGGTTTTTTAAATGACAGAGTAGAAGATGGTGCATCTTTTAATTTTACATTGCCTAGTGAAACATCTTCTAGAAAATTTGTTTGTACTTCTTTTCCAAGAACAATTCCATTTCTTAATAGAGTAAGATTAAGCTGTGTATTTAGAGAGGTGTTTGAGGCGTAATGGCTATCCCTTTTGCTGAACTAAATAAAATAAACCCAAGTTCTATCATTGAACTTTTTGAATTAGAGCTTACTGTTAATACACATATTGCAAAAAACAACCCACAAAATTTGCCTACTGTTTACAGGTTTCATGCTGGTGCAAATCTTAATTCTTTTGGTGAAATAATATTTCAATCAAATTCGTATCAAAGGGTAGCAGTACAGACCCAAGGTTTTGAAAAGAACAGCACTGGAGTTATTGCAAGGCCAACAATTACATTTTCAAATTTAGGCGGTATTGTACAAAATCCAGCAACAGGTCTTCTCATTACTATGAGTGATTTTTTACAACTAGTAAATCAAGTTACTCCTCATAATGATTTAATAGGTGCAAAACTTACAAGAAAAATGCCACTTGCCTCTGCTTTAGATAATGATAATTTTCTTCCCATTAATAATAATCCCCCTGTAAATCCATTTGGCACTCCTAGTGCAGATAGATTGCGTGATGAGATATTTGTTATTGATAGAAAAGCAATTGAAAATAGACAGATTGTTCAGTTTGAACTTACAGCAGCCCATGATTTAGAAAATCGGTTAATACCTCAGAGAACCGTGACAAGAGACTTATTCCCTGCTGTAGGTACATTTGTCTAATGATTAAATATAAATGGGCTACAGATGCTTTTAACCATGCCACAGAGGTATATCCAGAAGAATGTTGTGGACTTATTATTGATCTTGATGGTGTTCAAACATATTGGAAATGTAAAAATATATCTGGAACATATAAAGAAAAATCATTTGTTATAGATCCTTTGGATTATGCAAACGGAGAAGATCAGGGAGAAGTCCTTGGTATAGTACACAGCCACCCTGACGGAGATTTAGCTTTTAGCCATACTGATAGAATGGCCTGTAAGTATTTAGATTTACCTTTTTATCTTGTTGAACCTAAATCAGAGTCTATTATTGTTGTATATCCATCTGAAATAAATGATTAAATTAACTATTTATGGCAGATTAAGAAAATTTGTTGGTCAGTCTAGTTTTGAGATAAACGCTGACAGCCCTAAAAAAGCATTTAGTTTTCTTATTAATAATTTTAAAGGTGTAAAAGAACATATAAAAGATCAGGAATATTGTATTATGGCTGGTGATCTAAGAGTTACTGAAGAATTACTTGATATGTATACGGAGAGTGATATTAAAATTATACCTGTAGTTCATGGCGAGATTATACCAATTTTATTTGGTATAGGTGCGTTAGCTGCTCAAAGTGCCTTAACCGCAGCATTTACGGCTACTGTTTTAGGTGGTATTATTTCAACTGGTTTAACTATTATTGGAACAAATTTATTAATTACTGGTATTACTGATTTATTAACACCCGATCCAGTAAACCCTAACGCAAGAAGGCAAGAAGATCCACAAGACACAAGCTATGTTTTTACTGGGTTATTAAATAATACAAAGCAGGGTGTTCCAATTAATATTGTTTATGGCGAAGTTTTAGTAGGTAGCACCGTTGTTAGTGCCTCTGTAGACAGTGTACAGGCCACTTATACTTTGCCTCAAGGTTAAATTGGAGAATAATTAAATGGGAACTTTAATTTTTAGTACACCTACTGATGGATCAGAGGTTTTTTTTGGTTCAATACAACTTACGCCAACAACAGCTTTAAAATCAATTGATTTTGGTACTGTCGTTGATGTTTTAGCAGAAGGTCAAATAGAAGGAAGTGCAACAGCAAGTAAAGCTGGTATTACAGATAAAACAAGTACTGCATATAAAAATGCTTTTTTAAAAGATTTGTTTTTAAATAAAACTGCTGTTTTACAAGCTGATGCCGATAATACAAATCCAGCCGATTCTGAATTTAATTATTTAAGAAATAGAATACAATTTGATTCTCAAGATGGCACTATAAATAATAAGGTGCTTTTTGCAGCTGAAAAACAATCTTCAGAAGTAATTACAGGGGATAAAGGACAAGAGTGTACTTTTCCTCAAGGTGGGACAGCCATACCCAGATCAGGGACTATTTCTGATGTTGAAATAGATACTGTCCAAGTAAAAGTTAAATTTGACCAGTTTTTTAGAATAGATACAGAAACAGGAAATAGACTTTCTTCACTTGTAAAAGTTATTATTAAAGCTAATCCTAACAATGGTTCATCACAGCTTTTGATTGATGAAAATGTAATAGGTAGAAGTTTTAACCCATACACAAGAGATTATTCAATTGATTTAAGGCTTTTAGATAACTACAACACAAATACTTCTGGTGCGTCAGGTTCATTTTTTCCTGTAGTCATAAGTGTTGAAAGAGGCACTGTGCAAGGTGATTCAAATACTTTTAATACAATGCGACTAGCAGAAATGCGAAAAATTATAAGAGAGCCACATAATTATCCAAACATTGCATACACAGCATTAAGATTTAGCTCTGAATTATTTCCAAATACGCCAGCTAGGTTTTTCAGAATAAGAGGAAAACTTGTCAAGATACCAGATAATGGAACAGTAGAGTTAGCAACTGGAAGGTTAACTTATAGCGGAACTTTCAATGGAACTTTTAAAACAGATAAAGCTTGGACAAGTGACCCTGCATGGGTTTTATATGATCTTCTCACCGATACAACAAGTGGGTGTGCGATTCCTGAATCTGAATTAGATCCATATACATTTTATAGTGTCAGTACCTATTGTTCTGCTTTAGTTGATGACGGTAATGGCGGACAAGAGCCACGTTTTTCAATAAATGTAAATATTAATAATAGGCGTGATGCAATGACATTGATAAAAGATGTCTGTTCTGTAATGAGAGCAATGCCTTATTACGAAGAAGGTACAATAAAAATTGCTCAAGATGCACCAAAAGACCATGACAACCCAAGTGCTGTATCTTTTGATTATGTTTTTAACAATGCAAATGTAATTGAAGGAGCTTTTACTTATTCTGGTACATCATCAAAAACTAGATTTAATGTTATTAATGTTTCATATTTTGACCTAAATACGCAAGAAATAGATTATGTGACTGTTGAAGATGCTACTTCAAAAGCAAAATACGGAACACAGACAAAAACAATAAATACTTTTGGTACTACTTCAAGAGGTCAAGCACAAAGAGTTGGTAAATGGTTTTTACAAACACAACAAAATCAAACTGAGTCAGTTGTTTTTGAAACAAATATTGCGGCTGGATCTGTTTTAAGAATTGGTGATGTCATAGGTATTGCTGATAGGGTAAAATCTTCAACGAGGAGAGGCGGTCTTGTTAAAGCAGTTAGCTCTAGTCAGGGTAACTCAAATATAGATCAAATAACTTTAGATGATGCTGGAGCTACAAATTTACCAAATACAAGTAATAATGCAAAAATAAGCTGTATGTTAGCTGATGGCACTGTTGAAACAAAAACAATAGATGATTATGTTACAGGTAATGTAGTGAAAGTATCAGGAAATTTTACATCTGCACCACTAGTCAATAGCCCTTTTATTCTTGAATCTGGTCAAATACCAGTTCAAGCATTTTCAGTTATAAATATAAAAGAAAATACAAAAAAAACTTATACTATTACAGCAATTAATTTTAATGAAAATAAATATTTAGAAGTTGAAGATGGAACACAACTACCAGAAAAAAATATCAGTATTCTTACAAGCCTTTTGCCATCACCACAAATAATAAACGGAACAGATGGATCAAAAGCTATTATAGAATCAATTATTAAGGTTGATGGAAGGCCAGTTCCAAAATTGTTTATTGATTGGCAATCTGTAGAGGGTGCCTCTGGTTATGAACTCATTTATATAAAAGATGACGAAAACCCTGTTTCTCTATTTAAGCAATTATCTGAACATACAATAATCCCTTCAGAAGCAGGAACTTACAAGATACAAATTTATACAATTAACTCTAGAAACAAAAGAAGTTCAACTCCTACTGAAATCACAGTTAATACTGTTGGACTTACTGCTGTTCCTGAAAATCCTACAGGTTTAGAGATAGAGCCATTAAATAATTCACAAGTAAGATTATCATGGACAAAGACAACTAGTCTTGATGTTGAATTTGGCGGGGCTTGTGAAATAAGACATACTCCTCGCTCAGTTTCTTCAGCTACATTTGCAAATTCAAATACATTAAATGAAAATATAAATGGAGCAACTAATGAAGCGATATTGCCAGCCTTATCAGGCACTTATTCTCTTAAATTTCGTGATATAGGTGGTAGGTTTTCAGTAACAGAGGCAAAAGTTGAATTAGCACTTCCAGAAATGGAAAATGAATTGCAATTAAAAAATGCGAGTGGACTTGATTTTAGAGAAAATCCAACTTTTAGTGGGAATAAAACTAATGTCACTGTTAGTTCTAATTCATTACAACTTTCTAACCCAGCGTCAAATTTAACTGGCACTTATGAATTTGCATCTGTTTTAGATTTTGAGGCTGTCTATAAAAATATAAGATTAAAAAGACACGTAATTAGTGAAGGATTTAATATATCAGATCAGTTTGATTCAATTCCTGATTTAGATGCAAGAGGTAATTTTGACGGTGCTGGTAGTGATCGTACAAAAAGTAAATTACAAGTACAAACATCTCAAGATAATTCAAGTTTTACAACAGAACAAAATTTGTTTAATGGAGTATTTAGTGCAAGAGCTTTTAAATTTAAGAGCAATTTAATTTCTGTAGATGTCAATGAAAATATAAAATTTACAGAATTAGGTTTTGATGCCTTCTTGCCATTAAGAGAAGAAATTACTTACAAATCTAGTGGAAACATCATTTCAACACCTTTACAATCAACAACAAGTGCAAGTGGTCTAGATGTTGTATTTGGTAACCCATTTTTTACAGGAACTACTAATATAGGCGGTTCAACTACTGCTTTCTTGCCCTCAATATCCATAGCAACAGAAGATGCCCCATCAGGTGCATTTCATGTGTTAAGTGCTATTTCAAGAGAAGGGTTTACAATAGTATTTAAGAACTCATCTAATACCGTGATTGATGTGAAATTTACATTTCAGGCGGTAGGATATGGAAAAGGAGCTTAATTAATGGCAAGAGTTAATTCAACTGGAAAAGAATCTGGCAGTAATTTTTCACCTGATAACGGTACTGGCCTTGCTGTAAGAGAAGCAATGAAAGATATATTTGAATCATTAAGGACTGTTAATAGTGCTGCTGGTGATCCCTCTGGTGCTGCTAACCTTGCACCTTATCAATTACACATAAATACATCAAACGCTGGTTCAGGTGAAGCGTTACTGAAAATATATACTGGTAGTGAGTTTAAAACTTTAGGAAATGTTTTAGTTGATAATTTTGGCTTTTTATCAGCATCAGGAGGTACTCTTACAGGTGTACTAGCTGCTACTGCTGGATCAAATACAGCACCAGCTTTGCATTTTGGTGATGCTGGAACTGGACTATATAAAAAAGCATCAAATCAATTAGGATTTACTGCTAGTCAAGCCGCAATAGCATTTGTTGACCAATCTAGTTTAACAATAGAAAATCAAAAAGAATTAAGGCTTTTAGAAAACTCAGGGAGTGAATATGTTGCAATAAAAGCACCAGCTACTCTTGCTGCCAATTTAACTTTAACTTTACCTGCTGCTGCTCCTACTGCTGCAACTACTGTCAGTGCTGGTTCTGGTTATGCCTTAATCGCTATTGATGAAAGTGGTGCATTAGGTTGGGGATTGGCTGGTGGTGCGGAAGGTGCTGCTGGTAGTAATAATCAAATTTTTTGGGAAAACGATCAAGCAGTTACGGCAAGCTATACGGTATCAACTGGAAAAAACGCTGGAAGTTTTGGGCCAATTACTATAAATTCAGGAGTAGAAGTTACAGTTGGTTCTGGTCAGACGTGGACTGTAGTATAAAAATGTTTATAATAAATTTATGAGTCAGATTAAAGTTAACAGCTTAGTTCCTACAGGTGGTTTAGATACAGGGGCTTATGGCGGTATTATTCAAATTGTCCCCGCTTTTACAACTTCACAAACTACTGCCACTAATGCTGATTTTGTAGATGTTGTAGGTTTAAGTGTAACAATCTCACCTTCATCTGAAAATAGTAAATTTTTAATAATGGCATCATTTACAGTAAGTCATGAAGACCCAAATTCTGCAATCCGATTAAATTTGGTTAGGAATGGTGTAAACATAGCACAAAGTACAGATAGCGATTTCCCTTGCACAAGTATTTTGCATTTTGGAGTAAATACTGGTCAAGCTTTTAATTATTCATACCAACACTTAGACGAAACAGATGTTGACAGTGGTTTATCAGACATAACATATAAATATCAAATTAAATCAACTAATGCATCGGACGTTCACGTCAATCGAAGAGGTAATGGTACAGATTTAAAAAGTACAGGAAATTTAATTGTATGTGAGGTATCAGGATGAGTACTTTATCTGTCAATACTGTTAAAAGTTTGAATATTAATGCACCAGTATTTCAAAATTCCACTGGAACGGAAAAAGGACAACTGTGTAAGGCGTGGTGTCATTTTACAGTTTCAAGTGGTACGCCTTCTAGAGATGACAATTTTAATATTTCTGGGATTACTGACCATGGGACGGGTGATTTCACCTTTGTTTTTGAAACAAATATGGGAAATACTAATTACGCAGCTGTATCAACTTCTGAAGTAAGTAGTTCAAATATAAATATTCCTCAACTTGTTGCAAGCGGTCAACTTACAACTGGTGTTCGGTTTTCATATTTTAGAATAACAACTTTTGGCGGGGGAGGTCAAAATGTTGATCCTCCAGCTGGAGCAATTGCAGTTTTTGGAGATTAACTATGTCCACACTTAAAGTTAATACAATTCAAGATGCAAGTGGTGGTAATGCTTCAACGTCAGAGCAACTCCAACAGGGAAGAGCAAAAGCTTGGGTAAATTTTGATGGCACTGATGACAGCAGTTCAACAGATCCAAGAAATAATAGTTTTAATGTTTCTGGGGTTACTGATAATGCAACAGGCATTTATACAATTACTTTTGCTACTAATATGTCGAATGTTAATTATGTAGTGAATATTTCAAAAAGATTAAGTGAAACTGGTGGAGCAACAAGTACAGATGATGTTTTGGCTGGACTTGTTAATACCCCACAATTAGCCGCTTCTGTTAGAGTCTATGCAAGGGAAGGGAGTACCAATACTGACTGTAAAGGGATACACGTTGCTGTTTTTGGTGATTAAAAATAATTAAGATATACTAAAAGAAAACTTTATGGCTAATTCAGACAAAAGATTTATCTATGCTAATGACGATGGTGGTATTTCTATTGTTATACCTATGGATAATACTCATTTAACTTTAGATGAAATTAAAGATAAAACTTGTCCTAGTGGTAAGACAGTTTATACTGTAGATAAATCTGCGATTCCTACTGACAGGAGTTTTAGAAACGCTTGGACTTATACGGAGTAAACAATGGGATTTGGCGTTGACATGGCAAAAGCCAGAGAAATTCATAAGGATAATATTCGTGTTGCAAGAGAATCGAAATTTACAGAACTTGATGTTGAGTTTACAAAGGCGTTAGAAGCTGGAACGAGTACAACTGATATAGCAGCAAAAAGACAAGCTTTAAGAGATGCACCTGCTGATTCTGGGATTGCTGCTGCTAGTGACACTGATGCGTTAAAAGCACAATGGAAAACTGATATACTAGGCACATCACCTTATAGTTAAAATGGCTATTATTGCTGGAACTTATGATTTTACTGTTCAAAGAAGAGCAGATCATAAAGAGTCAATAAGAATAACCGATTCTAATGATGATGCTGTTAATTTATCAGGATTTACTATTGCAGCACAGGTTTGGGATAAAGAAAGGACAGGAAAATATGCAGATTTCACGATTGCTTATACAAACAGAACAAACGGTGAATTTACAATGAGTCTTTCACACACACAAACTTTGCAATTTACACCCAATGAATTAGTTTATGATGTTTTAATTTTAAATTCTTCAGCAACAGAGCGAGAATATTATTTAGAAGGTAATATATTTGTAAGCGAAGGTTATACTACCATCTAATGAGCAACATAAATATCACTCAAAACAAAAACACCGTTACTGTCAATGGTGAAACTAGAGTTGTCACTGTAAAAACGGCAGGGCCACAAGGTCCTGCTTTTGACATTGAGTTAGTACACACAGATAAAGTTGATAATTCTATAATGTACTATGACGCAACTAGTGGTAAGCTGAAACTAGATAGCACTACAACAAAAAGCACACTTTTAGATGGGGGTAACTTTTAGAAATGGCTAATACAATCAGAATAAAAAGATCAACAGGCTCAAGTAACCCTACCACTCTTGAAAATGCTGAAGTTGCTTTTAGAGAAGGTGATGAAGTTTTAGTTATTGGTAAAGGTACAGGAGGTGCGGCAGGTTCCGCAACATCTATTGAAGCTATTGGTGGTAAGGGAGCATTTTTTGATAAAGCAACAACTAGAAATGCAAATATTGTATTAGCTGGTCCTACAACTGGAAGTGCTGCTGCACCTACGTTTAGAGCATTAGTAAGTGATGATATTCCTTCAATAGCACACACCAAGATAAGCGATTTTGATACAGGTGTACAGGCAAATAGATTAGATCAGATGACAGCCCCTTCTGGTGCTGTATCTTTAAATAGTCAAAAAATAACAAATTTAGCTACACCTACCGCTAACGGTGATGCAGCTTCAAAGTCTTATGTAGATGGTGTCAGTCAAGGATTAGATATTAAAGAAGCTGTTAAGGTGGCAACAACAGCAAACATCACTTTATCTGGAACACAGACTATTGATGGAGTTTCTGTTTCTGCTGATGAAAGAGTTCTTGTTAAAAACCAAAGCACTGCAACTGAAAATGGACTATATCTTTGCAAGGCAAGCTCATGGACAAGGACTGATGACCTAGCAGCGGGTTCAGATGCGTCATCTGTATTTGTATTTGTAGATCAAGGAACTGTCAATTCTGAAAATGGCTTTGTCTGTACAAGTTCAAAGGGATCAGCAGTTGTAGATACTAACAATTTAAGCTTTACACAGTTTTCTGGTGCGGGTCAGATTACGGCATCTGACGGCCTTTCAAAAAGTGGAAATACTTTATCAGTCGATTTAAAGTCAAATGGTGGACTTGTTATTGAATCTGGTGAAATTGCTGTTGATCTTGCCGCTAGTTCGATCACAAACACTCTTGCGATTGGCGATGGTGGAACGGGTGCCACAAGTGCAAGTGCAGCTAGAACAGCATTAGGCTTAGTTATTGGAACGAATGTACAAGCATTTGACGCACAACTTAGTGATATAGCTGGTTTAACTCCAACGGATAGTAATTTTATTGTTGGTAATGGATCTAATTTTGTGTTGGAATCTGGAGCTACAGCAAGAACTAGTTTAGGATTAGCAATTGGTTCTAATGTTCAGGCTTATGATGCCGATTTAGATAATTTATCTGGTTGTCAATCTGGAGGATCTGCTGCGTTAGCTGCATTAACTGAAGCTGAAATACAAATACTTGATGGAGCTACTGTTACTACTGCTGAATTGAATATTTTAGATGGAGTCACATCTACCTCTTCTGAACTTAATATCTTAGATGGAGTTACAGCTACAACTGCTGAAATTAATTTATTAGATGGGGCAACATCTGCTACTTCAACTACATTAGCAGCAGCCGATAGAGTAGTTTTAAATGATAATGGCACTATGAAACAAGTTGCACTATCTGATTTAGTTACATTTTTAGAAGATGGCTCTACATCTAGTTTCGACATAGATGGAGGCTCATACTAGAATCTAATTAATAGGAGAGCAAATCAATGTCAAACACAATTAAACTAAAACGAGGCACAAGCACTCCAACAACAAGTGATATAAGTAATGGCGAAGTTGCTATAGATACTTCTGCAAAAAAACTATATGTAAATGATAGTGGAACTGTTAAAGAAATTGGTGGTGGTGGTGGTGGCGGTGGTGTTACTTCAGATGCACAAGGCAACACTGTAGGCGGTACAAATGCAGGGGATTCTTTTACAGGAACTGATGCAGAAAAAAATACTTTATATGGATTTAATGCAGGGACTTCGATCACTTCTGGTGATCAGCATACCTTTGTAGGTTATGACGCTGGAGCTTCTGTTGTAAATACTACAGATACAGGCGGTTCTACCGCAATAGGCCATGAAGCCATGAAAAATGCGACAGGTTACGATAACACTGCTGTAGGAGATAATGCTTTAAAAAATAACAGTTCCAATGGGTATAACGTGGCGGTGGGAACTTGGTCACAAAGAGAGACAACTAGCGGTACAAGGAATTGTACTTTAGGAGCTTTTACCGGTCAAAATTTCAGTTCGGGCAGTGATAACGTAATTGCAGGGTATCAAGCAGGGCAAAATACCACCACTGGAAGTAAGAATGTTTTCCTAGGATTTCGGGCTGGTCAAGGTGGAGGAGGAGTCACTGGAGAGAACAATATTTGCATAGGTTATAATGTAAATCCTTCAGCTAGTACCTCAAATGAAATAACATTAGGCGACTCTAATATTACTAAGTTTAGAGTTCCAGCTTTAAATTTTGTTATTAAAAGTAGCACTGCCACACAAGGCCATGTTTTGACGGTTGATGCTAACGGTGAGGCTGGTTTTGCAGCCGCATCAGGGGGTGGTGTTGTATCTGACTCTGACAATAATACTGTCGGGGGTACTAATGCCGGTGACAGTATCACAAATGGTACGAATAATACTTTTTTCGGTTACAACGCTGGTACTGCAACTACTTCTCAAAATAGAAGTACTGCTTTTGGAAGTGAAGCTTTAGCCGCTGCAAGTACTAACTCTGGTGACAACAGTGCTTTTGGACATGAAGCAGGGAAAACAATTAGTAGCGGTACAGGAAACACCTGTTTAGGAAGAAGGGCTGGTCAATCGATCACAAATGAAACTGGAAATCTTGTCGCTGGATTCATGGCCGATACCGAAGGTGATTATAATGTTATGTTAGGTCAGCAAGCTGGTCAGAACAGTACTGGTAGTCAGAGTGTTGTTATTGGTACTTTTGCTGGACAAGATTTTACAGGTTCTAGCAATCATTTTATAGGTTATGAGTGTGCAAAAGATGCCACATCTTCAACGGAAAACGTATGTATCGGGAGAGGTAGTGCAAGGGATTTAAGTACTGGTTCTAAAAATGTAATTATTGGACAAGATGCTGCTGATACAGGGACAAATAATCTTACAGTAGGAGATAATAATATAATTATTGGCCATGACGCTACTGCTAGTGCAGCAGATGTAGATAATGAAATTACTTTAGGTGATTCTAATATTACTAAATTTAGAGTTCCAGCTTTGAATTTTATAGTCAAAAGCAGCACCGCAACACAGGGTCATGTATTAACAGTTGATGCAAATGGTGAAGCTGGATTTGCGGCAGCTAGTGGCGGAGGTAAATTAACTTTAATATCAAACACTACATTTACTTCAGCCGCAGCAGCAGTAACTTTTACTTCAATTAGTGGTTATACACAATATAAAATTATGTTTTCACTTAATACAAGTGGTGCTGGTACTTTGAGAATGAGAGTAGGAATTGACGGTACTTATGATACTGGCAACAACTACAATAGAGGTGGATCATCAGACACTTCTATGCAAATACTTGGTGGATTCAGTGCTAAATCAAAACATGGCGAAATATTAATTAGTCATTTAAATCAAACAAAATCTACTCAAGTTCATTCTATTGGTGTTGGTGAAAGTAATGATGCAACTGATTCAAATATGCAAACGCAAAGCAATGGCCACAGAACTACAACTGCACAAAACTCTATACAGATATTTGGATCATCTGGTGACCTTTCATCAGGAACAATATCTTTATATGGAATTGCAACTTCCTAACAGGAGATTTTTATGAACAAATTAGTAGATGGTATTCTTGTCTTAATGACAGACGAAGAAGAAACAGCTAGAAATGCAGAAGTAGCTGCAGCCCAAGCAGAAGAAACTGCTAATGATTATAAAGTAAGAAGAGTAGAACAGTATGCGAGTTGGCAGGAACAGATGGATATGCAATATTGGGATAGTGTTAATGGAACAACGACATGGCGAGATCATGTTGCTAAAGTAAAATCAGATAATCCTAAACCCTAAAAATTTTTATCATGGCTGAACGAACCACAGAAGAAATTGCAACTTTATTTAAAAACGCTGGAGATAGCGTAACTGTAATAAACAAACTGGCTGCTTTGTCATCCCCTACTAATGAACAGAAAGATAGAATAAAAAGGAATGTAGAACATCTTGAAATTATTAAACAATATGTTAAAGAAGACGGAACAAGTATATGGACAAGCGAGTATGACTTCACAGAGCAAGAAAACGCAGTTATACTAGGGAAAACTAAGTATTAATGAAACAACTTATAGAAAAACAGATTCTTGAATGGCAGCAAGAAATTATTAATCAAAAACAATATATTTTAAAACTAGAAGGTGGAGTTCAAGCATACCAATTGCTTTTGCAAGAGATAAACAAAGAACAACCTATAAAAGAAAACGTAAAAAAGTAGAGGGGATACTTGTAAGAGAGTGTCCTGTCTGTGGTATTACTTTCAATACAATGGAACAACGAAAGATATATTGTTCTGGGGCGTGTAAAACAAAGTCATGCAGAGCTAAAACTACTTTGTAGGCTTACTTATTATTTGACGATTTAAGACCCCTAATGTGACATATAGTGGTGTCAAACCTATAATTAGAACTAATACGGCTATGCTCATTACAGACATAGCTCTAAGTAACGCAAATTTTATCATGTTCCAGAAAATCGCTAATATTTTAAGCATTGTTTCTTTTCTTATGGTAGCTTCCATGAGTGCAGGGGCATTTATTACTTACAGATTTGTTACGTCAGAGCAATTTAAAAGTCAAGTTATGAATCAGATACTTACTGAAGTAAGTGGGTCTATGGGCAAAGTTTTAGATAAACAACTTCCAAAAACTACAGGCGTTTCTATTCCTTTTAATGGAAATTAAAGAAGTAAAAATTAATGAAATAAATATTCCGAGAATAGAGGTTTATGAACCTCTGATACCCAAAATAAAAAAAGTACCTAAATTAATTGTTGACTATCCAGCTTGCGTAAAAGTACATAGAAATAATTTAGTAACAGAAATTGATATTGATGAAAATGGAACAGTTATAAAATGTGGTGTAGTAATGCCAAGCTATGAACCTTTAAACTATACACCTAATGAGTTTACATATACACAGTCAGAGTTAAGTAATAGAGCAGAACCAGAACCAATAATACAACCAGATTTAACTAAATTAGTAAAAAAAGAAAAAGAAGAATTATATATTCCTTGCCCACCTTTAAACCCACCATTTAGAACAGGAGATTACAGAAATGATAAACGGACTGAACGGCTATTAAAATGGGAAAAAGTGGAGAATGATTGTGTCGCAATCTGGGAGAAAGTTCCATTCCGAGAAACTTTTATTGGTACTCCTCAAATGCTCATTTCTACTACTGTGTTGGGTGTGGTTGCTGGTGGGTCTGCGCTTTTGGCTCCTGTAATAAAAAAGCTACTTTCCACAATATTTAAACAATTAAAGAAAAAAATAACAAAAGAAGATGTAAAATAAATAACTGTAGATAAGCCTTACCACAGCCCGTGGCTTGTCTACTTTAATTCGTGAGTATGTGGGATAACTTGACCCATCTTTTCTGTAACTAGAACATCAGCACAAATAGAGTGATAAGGACTTGATGGATGATATTGAATACCAGCAATTTTAAGTTCTCCGCAGTTCTTTAATCTTGCTAATTCATAATCTAGTTTTTTATTATTTAATATCTGATTTTGTATTTTTTCTTGAGTTGTAGCAGATCTTAAGCAAGCATCTTGATATGCAGAACCTAAAGGAATTGAAAAGGTAGCAGCTATCCCAAAATTAATTCCAAGATTATCTCTGTTGGCTGAATAGTTTTCTTGGTGGTAAAGAATTTCCCCTGCATTTGTCAAATGACCTGAATCATCAGTTGCCATGTTATAAACAGGGGTTGTATATCTTAAGTCTTGAGGTCGCTTTTGATTAAATGTAGTAGTTACAAAAGGGCTAATTGTAAGCATTGAGTTTTGGCAAACTATACCTCCACCAAATTGAGACTCAATGAGATTACCCTGCAATACTTGTACAGCTTGATTGGAAACACTAGATGACGACTGGGCTACGGGCGCTGCGGTTGATGAGGTGTTTGCTAAAATTGGTTTATTTATAAGACAAGTAAGACTTGCTATTACTGGGAGAACACTGTAGTAGTTTCTGTAACGCTTTCGCTGGTTATTTGTCTTGTTACGTCTGTAATTCGACTTACCGAAGGTTGCTTGTAAACTTCCGTAAATTGAAAGGCTGCACCATTTGTTGTAAGTGAAAAGTTTGCTTTGTTGTTTAGATCTACTTGTTTCCATGTATAAGTTTCACCGTTTAAAGTCGTTTGTAAGTCAGTGTATTGAGGACTGATAGCCCTATCAGCACTGACACCAGATCCCGTAACGCTGTAAGTTGATCCAGAAAATTCAACGGTTTTAATTTGCTCGTTAATATTAGTAGTTGTTCTTGTGGTGCTAAAACTTGAGCCTTGACTAAAATTTGGTACAACTGGTATTGCATATAGTGGGTTAGATATTAATAAAACAAGTAAACCTAACCATTTCATTAATCTAGTATTGATAATTCAGTTACAAATTGGCCTATAGCAGTAGTACCAGCCCCACCAGCCGTTACTGTTGTTAAGCCAGAACTTGTTACAGTACCAGCCAAGTTTCCAGCAACTCCTCCGCTATAAGTTGTAGTTTTTGATAGCACTGGAAGGTCAGGTATTACACCTGCAGAAACATCCACTCCAGAACCAACAGCATAAGCCGCATCACCAGAAATCCATGATTCTTGAAAACTGAAGGCTGACCCTGCGGTGTTTACGTCATAAGTGCCAGCATCTAATGTCGCTGCTGCCGTAGCACTTGCTGGGGCAACTAATTTACCAAAGTGATCGTCAGCAGATGCAACTTTAATATTGCTACCAGAAACACTGTATGTACTAGCACCTCGTTCAGCAACGGTATATGCACCATCTACTGTAAGTTGCGTTGAACTTGTCATCTTATGAATCAAATCTGCGTGTGCAGAAGGCATAATAAATGCTGCAAGTAGTAAGAGCTTTTTCATTTGATACCTAAATTGTTTTTACTATTATCTACTATTTTAGGAGCATTATTGTTCTTTTTCTTACCAACCTGCAAACCGAAACTGGCTAAACTCCCTGAAAAAATCGAAGCGATGAAAGTTGGATCAAAGTCTACAATCTTCTTCCCATCAGGAGGTTCGTAATAAGAAAGACTTAGCATTGCAGCAGACCAAACTAACACCGCAATCTTAACAATCGTTTCAACACGATTACCTTCTTTTTCTTCTTGTTCTTCCATAATTAAGGCTTTTTGCTAAAACTAGCAAATTTGTTTAGAGTTGGAAAGAATATATTACAAAAAAATGATTAGATTTATCAAGCCAATACTAAAGTTTTTTGTCAAATCAAATGCTGTGAAATCTTTGGTAATTTCGCTGTTAGAGGACTACAGCGCATCCACAGAAACAAATATTGATGACGAAATAGTTAAGTTAGTTAAAGAAAAGTTGTGGCCTGTTACATAACTTCAAGTTATGGTTGGCGTGAGGCATCTGGTGGTCAGTGCCTTCTCTGCAAAAAATGGGCTAACTAATTCCCCAAAAGTTAGCCTATTTTCAATATAAGGAGGTCAGGTTGCTATGGCTTGGGATGATTGGCTTACCATAACAGAAACGATTGAAGATCAACTTTATCTTGAGATTCAGGCGCGGATGTTAGGCGAGATAACTGACTTTGAATATTTGCTCGATATAGCTGTAAATTATCAGCGGCAAAATTGGCAAAAAGACGAGATCATCAAAAATTGCATTGCAAAGATTGGCGATCTCGAAACAGAAATAATTAAGATAAGTCTTAAAAAAGAAAAAGACGATAATAATTCAAGAATTAAAAAGGAATATCATCGCCCGATTTAGGCTCAATGTAATTTAAATTTATATTGCCAAAGTCTCCATATTTACCTACTTTCCCCTTGGCATTTATATAAATACCCTCGACTTCTATTTCTTTATTTTGTGAATAATCCCAAACTTTCCCTTCTGTTGTTTTTGTATCGACCAATTTCATTAAGTGGTCACAGAAACCAGATACAGATTCGACAGGAATAAAAAGAGACATCCCTTTCGGATATTTTTCTACATCTTCAAATTCGTGACTTCTTTCGTTTGTTGAATATTTGATTGGATAAGGTGTGGCGGGTTTAAATTTAAATTCAGGCATGATTAAAAAAATTTGTTAAAAGTTGATCGAATAATTGTGTAAGCGAAATTTTATTTTTCGCGCAGTATTTACGGATTAGGGTGGCTTGCGAATCATCGGTTCTGAAATAAAATTTGTTGCGGTTGTAATAAGAATTGCGGCGAGATCGTAATTGAGCAATGATTTCATCGCCTGATTGTGTGGCCTGTTCTTCGGTCATTAATCATTTTTATACTTTTCAACAGCTTGGCGCAAAAATCTGCCGTGTTCAGATAATGTAATATTTTCAGGACGTACTTGTTTTACTTTTAATTTAAAATGTTGTTTGAAGGCTTCAAGTATTACGTCTTGATGGCCTGAATTTCGTATATCTTGACAAATTAAATCTCTTGCCATTTCGTTAATAGGTTTGGGAATTAGGTAATCTTTGTCGGGTTCTTGATTCGGTTTTGTCGGTGTTCTTACAACATCGTTATTTTCTGGTTGTTTTTTATCTATAATCTTTTCTTCTTCTTCCATATTGAAATCCATATCTGTTTCAATACCAAGAATTTTTTTAATGCTGTATCGACTTTCATAAGTAACAGAACCGCCCCAAACATGGGTTTCATTTTTCTTTGGATTTTCTAAATCTCTAGGCGGTAAAAACAAAGGTAGTTTGCTTACTTCTTCATGGCCGTTTTGATGCATCAATTTAGTAACAAGCAATGTTTGACCTGTCGGCGTATAATCAAATACTTGGCTTATTGAAATTTTATTTTTTAGTAAAACAGGCGTAACTAAAGACAACATTTGTTCAAGTGGTAAATAGCTGTAGCCAAATTTTCCGACCCCAACTTGTTTTGTTTTTCCCATTGTTGGGAACTCTTTTTGAGCCTGTTGGAAGTCTTTCATGTACTCTTGCTTCAGGTTTGGTTCAGGTTGGTTTGACATCTTAGTATTAGTCTGATTTCTTTAGTCTACCAATTTATTCAGGTTTGTCAAAAGTTTTTATATTTATATTTGCGCCGATATGTTCAAATCGTTTTGCATAGCGTTTTAACGCCTGCAAACAAACAACAAGAGAATCATCTGCAAGAACAGTTCCGCCAGATGTAACAGAAAGAGCATCAAGAGTACTGCGGGTTAGCTTGTCAACGTCTCCTGTTGTTTTGCTAGTGCAGAAAAAAGGCGCACTATTTTTTAAAATTTCTGCATTTTTACCTGTTCCAAAATGGCTCTTAGGGCGCGGCATTATAAATTCAATAGAAACTTGCACGGGTTCATTGAATGGGTTGCCTGCAAACGCTTCAAGCGCCGCGTGAATAATATCCTGACGCCACGGCTTAACCCTTTTGCTTGATTCCATCAATCCGCCGTATCTTGTCAAAGTTTTTGAACCCTGCGGCGCGGGTAGACCTACAACACGAAATTCAAGTTCTTGCATCTTCCCAACACCTATAATTGCAAAGCACTTTTGCAAGTGCAGTTAAAGCGGACAAATCATAACTTGCTAAGTAAATGTGTGTAGCCCCTTTTGTAAATGGTTCGCCATTTACTATAGGTTCATCATCTGGAAATTCTTGATAACCCCAAAATTTACCCATAGCCTTATGTATGGGAGTATTTACAAAGGCAGTTTTAATAGTTTCAACACCAATTTCACTTAATTCAAGTTGATAAGGAGTTGGAACGCCATCCAAGCCATCAAATACCATCAAATACTTTTTCAATTCTTCATCAAACCAAATTTCATGTTTTGGAAATTCTGGTTTCGTTTTCATTGTTTTTTTCATTTAAAATCCTCCTTGTTCAGAATCAAATCTTTTCCACGCCTGCGACCACGCATAAGCGCAATCAATCGTGTGTTGATCTTCGCCAACTACACATTTATTAGGTCTAGCCCAGATTGTTTTGCATACATCAGGGATTATTTTGTGATGTTCCGCAAGCGCTTCAAGATAACTTCCCATCTGCGCATCCGTTGAATAAGGCTTGGCGTACTTTTGCGATTGTGTTTTTAAATCAATCAACATAAGTTTTTGCGATTTGTTGTCATAGCCCAGAAGATCAAGTTGACCGCCGACAGATTTTTCAAGATCACAAAGCATATATTCAACCGCCCACGGCTCGAAATCTTCCCACAGTTCCAAATCCATCAGAGGCTTAATCCAATCTTCATAATCGCCCATTTCGATTTTATCGTTGCCTAGCATACGTTGTTGCAAAGCATAATGCGCTGTTTCTCCGCGTGGTTGCCATTTATGGCGATAGCGTTCAATGTTTTCTAATTGTTCAGGTGTTTTTGTATTACAAACTTGAGTTGTTGAAAATGCAAGCTGTTCCCCTGTCGGTTCCCAAATATATTTGTGGGTTTTTTCTATTCTTGCGATAGGTAGCGGTTCAAGTAATTTTTTCATGCCACCGACATCCCGTAAGGCGTCACAAAATAAATTCTTGCTGTTCGGCCACTTCGCGTAGGGCGTCTTAAAGGTTTCCCTGTTGATGTATCGAAACGATGCTGAAGAAACGCGGGTTGACATTTTGACAAGTCATTAAGGCGGGCTGATGCTGTTTGATGCTTCATCCCAAGTATTTCTTCTACTTGGTCACAAGTCAGCCCATCTTCAAAGTTTCTCACACATCGTAAGACATCAAGACACATCCCGTTTATTTTGTCTTTGATAGATTCAGCGGCATCTTTTGATGTTTCTGTTTGGTTGCTTGGTGCAACTGGATAATTGAAAAGTGGTAAATCGTTTGTTTCCATTGGTTTAAATTGTTGATAGTTTAAGGGCAATGAGATGCCATTTCTGAATTAACGTGAATTGGTTCAATCCATTTTAAAATTTTCTTTTCTCGTTTTGACCCAACTAAATAAGTATGCCAATGACCCCTTCTCCAATGAGAAGCCACTGGCGAGCCTTCGCTGTCATCAGATTTTAATCTATTTCTAGACTTACTAATAAATTCTTTTCCAATCCATACATTGTTTCTTGCTTGTTTTTGTTTACCAAGATCACGAAAGCTATGACCTGAAATTATGGGCAATGGCTTTGATTCAGAAAGCAATTCTGGTTTGTAAGCCATTGTAAGTAATGAATGAACAACTATCTGCTGCATTTTCATGCAAGCAGCTTGAGTTTTTGTCTCATAGCCCTGCACACAATATGGGTCTAAGTGCGGCTTTGAGTGGTGCAGATCCTTCCAAGATGATGTATTAATAATTGAACTGCCGTAATTACTAAACCCAAAAATATAAATACCATCAAATCCATCCATTACAAGCTCTATGCCTTGTCTAGCACAGGCTCGTTTAAAACACATTCCTGTCATGACTAGCAATCCGTCAAGAGACTGATCCCAATCATCAAACAACAAATCTTTTGGCAAGTTGATAATGAAATGTTCTAAAGCTATAGGAGGTTTAATAATTCCTTTAGTGGAAGTTTTTAAAAAAGCTTCGCCAAGATTTCTTGAAATATGTCTTACAGGAGAATCGAAATGGAGCGCGTAACTTGATGCGACACAAGTTTCTTTATCGCATTGATGACCGAAACGCATTGCTTGTGGCAAAGCCATTTCGTAATACATTAAGTGACCAAGTAGTTCTCTCCAAGGGGTAAATCCTGAAGGTGCAGAATATAGTTTTTGTTTTTCTTTGAATAGTTTGTTTTTAGAAATCAAACTAAGTCCTTGTCTAAAAATGACTCTACCTTTTGTAATTTGTTCTGGCGATAAAAGTCGGGCTGGAATTGATTCTATTTTCATTTGAGTTTTGTTTTTTTGGGTTTAGGTTGTTTCCAGAATTGTATCAATCGCTCTAATTCAGCGATTCTTGTTTCAGCGTTTTTTATTTTTTCTGTTGTGTTCATATCGGGTAATCCTTGGGGTCGATGACTTCAACACGTTCTTCAGGTTCATTTGATCGGGCGAGGTTTCGATGTTTTACGCCCTGATAACCTTTTGGGAATCGTGATTTTGCATTGTTGCAATCGTCCTCCACAGTTTGCCATCCGTCCGTTTTCTTGTCGAGATCGGTCAGACTCCACATTTTGCGGTCAGGGTTTGCAGGGTTTGGCTTTTGCAATCCCGCTTTTAAGGTTCTTACAAGTGAACCTAAATCAACTAATCTTTCCATCGTCCTTATAAGAAAGTTCGTTTACGATATTTAAATTAGGCCAGTTTTGTTCGCTTGCTTTAAATACTTTTGACGCGGGATGATTAACAACTGGTTCTTCTTTTTTAAAGAATTTTTTGTCGTTTGGTTTGTAAACGTCTTTGTAACCCCCGATTATTGCCATTTCTAGCGCCCTAATCTGTTCATCAAGGGTAAACGATCTCAAAGTCTTAAAGATGCGTTGCGCGACCTTTTCGCTACAAGTTGCCTTTTTTTTATGTCTTATCGGCCACCATTCAACAATTAAATCGGCGTGTCTTTGTAGATCATCAGGAATTAATTCTTTTTTGATCTTGGGAGAAGAAAAAGGGTCAATTTTTTTCTTTTCCTTATTCTTATTAATAGATTCTATATTAGAGAATTTATCTGCGCTCTCTTGTTTTTTTTCTTTTGTTTTTTCTGGCGAACTTTGTTCGCTTGATAAATTCAGGGTAACATACGGTGTCAACCCCTTTGATGTTCGATAAAGTAGATCGTTGATGAATGTAGACATAGTCTGATGTTCTGGTTTAATTGGTTCTAAAAGAGCGACAATTTGTGGCTTAATTTGTACACGAATTGGTTTGTTTGTGGTCATAATTGGTTTAATTCATCCACACAATGGCACAAAATGGCAGGCTGTCAATATTCAATATTTAATATTTGTTCATATTCTCATTATTGAAATTGCAACGATGTTTTTTAAGATCGACTTCGACCCATTCTTTGCCGTTATAAACAATCCATAATTGCCTTTTGACGTCAAATTCACATCGACCTGTTTTTGGTTTTTCTTCTTCCATTATTCGACTTTGTATTCTTTTGACGCTTCATCTTCGCAAACATCGCGCAAAAGACAAGAAAGAGTTTTTCCTTCAATAATCGCGCGTGTCTGTAATTCTTTTTTTGTTGCGGGTTTAACAAGTACCTGAATCAGTTCAGAATACTTGTCGGCGTCCGCTGTTCCCTTTTCCCTATTAGCCATTGTTAGTCCTCCTCCCATATTGGGTATTGTGATTCTTTAAATTCAGGCAATTTTGGAAAGCCTGAAATAAGGTTTAGTTGTTGAACATTTTTAAGTTCTCTGTAGTCTCTAATAACTACACCCGCCCGCCAAACTTTGTTCTTGCTTCCGTATTTAGGCCATTTGATGTCTTTCTGTTGTGCTTCCCATCTATCGGCAACATAAGCGGCTCTTTCGTCTTGTTGTTCTTCTGTTTCGTTTGGTAGCCTTTCGATAATGTCAACAAATTCAAAAGAATTTGGGTCAAAACTGAATGACCCGATTTGTTCTTTGTAAATCAAATAAAGTTTATTTGTCATTGTTTTTTCTCCTTAGAAATCAATTGCCATTGCTTGAGCAAGATGTCTCAAGAAATGATGAATGTCGCCGTTTAAGCAATCAATCTGTCTTATGATCGCTTCGATCTTTTTAGCTTCTTCGCCTTGAGTTCTCTTGATCTTGGCGATAACCATATCAGTTTCAATCAAATTCATTGTTCCGTTAGGAGCAGCGATTTCGTAAACCTGATTGTCAAGGTCTTTTTCGTTGAAGTAGCGATTGAAGAAAGTGTTCATTGGTTTGATTTGTTTTGCTTACATTCCTATTATAATAGAATTAATTAAGTATGTCAACTATTAAATAAAAAAAAAGGCTAATCATTTAGCCCGTATTTTTCACATAATTTTTGAAGTTTCTTGCTTGGTCGATAAGTGTATTGTTCAACGAATCCATCAGCATAAAGATTTTCAATGCGAACTCTACCATTTTTTAGTTGAGTTCTTTTTTCTTCGATGATGACGATTCTTTCGCCTAAATCATTTTGTCTCATTGGTTTGCTTTGTTTGGTACATTTTAATTATAATATAATTAAAAGATATTGTCAACAGGCTTAATTAAAAGCCTGTAATAAATTTATGTTTATCGTCAATATCTTTGCTTCCCATTTCAATCGGCCATTCTGTAACCCAAGCATCGCCAACAATTGGTGTCTTTGGTGTTTCTACCATTTGAACCCAAACATAACCTTCACGTGCGGGTCTATCCATAACAGCATCATCAAGAACTTTTGCTCTGAAGCAATTTCCGCAATGCTCAAATCCTTTTGCATTTTCACACCAAACTAATTTTTGAGTTTTCATAAATCCTCCTTAAGAACAATTCTATTATAATAGAATTAATTAGATATGTCAACAAATTCATTTGACTAATTTGGTAAAATATAAAAACTACAAAACAAACTCTTATGGCAATTCTAGTCGGGCAAAAATATGCAATCGGGCAATCAGTAAAAAAAATTTCCTACACCTCATCAGCAATTCCCCCACGCTATCGCAACGGCAAAATAACAGAAGTATTTACAAAAACAAACAGCGCAGGCTCAGTTAATTACTATTACAAAGTTTTATGGGATGACAGTAGAAGATCAGAACACGCGCAACATTCACTTCGACCTTTAGATTAATATTTCTTGCGGGATTTTATTCTGACCAATTGTTCTAAATTTTCTGAATCTTTTGCTTTCTACTTCACGAAACATTTCAACGTGCGTGACACATTCTTGAAATTCAACAAGTCCTTCAAAAACTCCGCATCTTAAATAAAGATCAGATCGACCTTTTATTGGAAAAAAGTCAACCTGATAAGAGCCACATGGCGAAAGTAAAGAAGGCGTTTCAATCATCGAAAATGTCATCATCCTCTAAATCGTATTCGTGATTAAAAAACTTGTCATCTTCATCGCCATATATATCGCGTATTGCCTGCGCTTCTCTTTGGCTATCAAGCGCGGCTTGATGATTGTGTAAAAAACTATCCATTGTTAGCCCTCCTTAGTAGTGACAAGGTGCGCCAACATAGTTCCAATCCAATTCGTCTCCTTCTTCCATCGCCATATCTTCAGGGGTCATGTAATTGTGATTGTGGCAGAACTTGTCGCCGTCCCAACCTTCGATAACATTATCGAATTTTTGTATGCCTTCTAACTTCATAAAGAAATCAAAAGCATCAAGTCTTATCTCGTATTGAATGTTGCCGTATTTCATTTCGACAAAGTATCCAAACTCGTCTCCTTCTTTGTATTCAAAGTAGTAGTTTGTGTTGTTTAGATTACGTCCAAATTCGATTGTGAAAGTTTTTTGGAATAACATTTGTTTGATTGGTTTGCTTACAACTTAATTATAATATAATTAAATAATATTGTCAACTGTTTTGAAAACTAATTCTTTTGTTCCTCTGATCTCCCATCTGCTGAAATGTTGAATGTCTGTATTAGCTGCGATTAATGCTTCAGCGTATCTTGTCGCTAATGCTTCAGCGTAACCGCCGTCAATAAATCTTTGAACGATTTGTTTTTGTGTGAACCACTTTCCGCAATCCATAGCGGCGAATATTCCTTGGATAACTCTTTTTGCTCTTGGTCTTTCAAAGTTCATTGGTTTGCTTTGTTTGATTCAATTTAATCCTAATATAATTAATTAGGTTTGTCAACTATTTTTATTTTTATCTTTCCAATGTTGTAATTCAAAATCAAATCTTGCAAGCATTATCAATTGTTCTTCTCTTGTATATTGCGCCAATATCTGCGCCTGTTCTTTTCCTGAAAACTTTTTCATCAACCACGGCTCTTGAAAAAATAATTGTTTCTGCATTTTTATCAAACAATCAAGAACAGCTTCGCGCTGTTCATCGGTCATGTTTTCTGTTATGCGTAAAAACTGTTGTTCAGCTTTGCGCGATGTTTCTTCATCCCCGCTTGAGAATCTATATCTTTTCATTTATATTTGCCCTCCCATTCGTTATATTCATCAAACATATACCCATCAGAATTTGCACCTTCGCGAACAGCCGCAAGCGCCGCATCCCGAACATTTTCTTCAACCATTTCTGCAAGTACTTTTAAACTTTTCAAAGAATCAATCTTACGTTCAACTTGTGAAAGTCTTTTTGATGCGTTTTCATAACCATCTTGTAGATCGCGCGTTGCTTCTTGAAGTTCCCCATCTGCAATAATCTTTTGCGCGTGATTGATACGATTAATAGGGGCGCTTTTTAAATGCTCAGTTTGTCTTGCAATACGCCCACCAATAACCAAAGAAAGTAATTGATTTAATGATTTCAGTTGTTCTTGATCTTTCATGTATCCTCCGAAAAAATAAGGGTTACAGTTTCATCATTGCTTGATTTTTCGTCTACATCCCAATCATAAGGACATTCGTTATCAAGCAACCATTCAAAAAGTTTTGATCTGTCTAGTCTCATCGCAATACTTCACAAGCCGCTTGAATACCCGCTGCACAATCGTTGCGGGTCATGTCTGTTAATGCACTGTCGAATCCTAAAAAGAAGATTCCTGTCGCGCACATAACCATGAAGAAATTTGTCATCGTGCTAACTCCTTAGTTCTCCTAGTCCAATCATGTTCGCACCAAGGCTTGTCAGTTCCCATACCGCGATATGGAATAACGTGCTTAGGCATATATTGAAGAATTGCAATCCATTCTTTCAATAAATCATCATTTGTCTGATTTTTGTAATCATAGTGATAATCCAAAAGACCTTTTTCTTTCAAAATCTTTCCAACTTTGATATAGGTTTTTGGATAGTGGGCGGCAATACCTCTAAGTTCATGACGAAATTCATGATGATGCCAATAAATTTTTTCCATTTGGTTTACT